AGAACAGAGTGATATAGTTACTTTACACTCGGAGAGGGGTGGGGAACCCGACAAGGTTGGCGCCAATACCGAAGCCTGCACCGGTCCTGGCGCTGACGGCAAGACTAGGAACATAAGTATCCAAAATACTGAATGTAGCAGCGGCGGTAAGGGCAATTAATGCAACCTCATCGAAAGAAAGACTGCGTTTAGGAATGGCGTAGGCAGCAATTGCGACCATGACACCTTCCACCAAATATTTAATGGTTCTCTTGACGAGTTCGCCTAAATCAAAAACACCGGACATTTGATGATTTATTATAAATAATGATAAGAAATTAATATTTATGAATGTGAGTATTTACCAAATAAAAAATGCGTTAAATCACTTAAACAACTATGTAATACTATATTATAATCTAAATTATGTCGCATCAGAGCCCCCCATCTGGCGTTGAATTGAAAAATACTAAATCTGGTGATGTAAATCCAAAGTACATTGATTTATTGGAAGAAGATAAACCGATTGCTGGCCAAAAATTTGCATGTCTATCATTTGTTAGTCCGGAATCTATTCTGAAGCAGAAGGACCATTTCTTCTTTGATAAATTTCTTCATTACTGGGACTATCAGAAGTCGATGGAAAAGTTTATTCAGTTCCTTAATTTTGTTTCGTTTAAGTATCACGTAAGTTTTGATAAAATATCCGCCGATTTTCAGGAATTTGCTAAAGAAGAGAAAGAGACACTCCAAAAGACGAATATTTACGATGAATACAAGACGTTTCTTGATAAGCACGAAGACGACCTCGAAAACGAGTTTAATGAGAAGCATAACTTTCAAACGTCTGTGCGCGGATTGAAGGTTCGTGGTGTATTTGGCTCGCAGAAAGAGGCTGAGTTGCGTTGTCAAATGTTGCGCGAGGTAGATCCAAATCATGATGTTTTTGTCGGACCTGTCGGAATGTGGGTTCCGTTTCATCCTGATGCTTACAAGACTGGACGTGTTGAATACATGGAGGAGACATTGAACCAGTTGATGGCGGAGAAGAAGAAGAACGAAGAGCAGGCGAAGACTGAGTTTGACAAGCGTGTTAAGGAGACAAAGGCAAAGGCCATTCAGGAGAATATGAAGCTGGCGAAGGAGAGTGGCAATAAGCTTACACAGATGTTGGCGAATGACGGCGAGACGTTAGTTGATGCAAAGCCGCGTGATACGGACACGACTGAAAGCTCAGAGAGCGTTGGTGGAGGTATTTGGAATGCTGGAGATGAGACTTCATCAGTTACAATGACAGTTGAAGAGATGCGAAAGGAGTTATTTGAGAGCGAAGATGTTGTTATGGATAAGAATAGCGACCACGGGCTTTCGAGGCTCACTGGTTTAGATACCGAAACTCCAAAAGAGTAATCGATTATTATTACTGCGTAATATGCATTTACGCGGTACAGTAATAATAATCATCATATAAATAGACAATTCATCACCACTTACTTTTCTTCACATTAATCTTCGGGCCTTTACTATTTTTTGCTGCATTAGGGTCGTACGCCTGTTCGCCTTCATCATCAGAACCAAGATTTTTCGATATTTCCCAGAATTCCTTACTCCCTAACTTAAACGGTCCATGCTGTTGCGCCTTATACCAGAATATTTGGTCTTGCAATTTATTCGATTTCGCGTTATTATTAATGACTAAACACTCATAATTCTCGGTACATTGGTCCATCACCTGACAAAAGCTCTCAAACGTAGGAAACATACCTGCATAGTTGTCATAAATTCGCTTACGGTTCGCAATATATGGTTCGCGAAGAATAAAAACGTAGTCGATATTCGTGCGGAGATTTGGAGGGATACCAAGGGGATATTGCATTGTGATGACCAACATAATTTTCCAGTGACGCCCATTCATGAAGAGAAGCCTCATCATTACATCTTTCGTCCATTTGTTGTCATACAAACAGTCATCTAATACAACAAACGTACGCGGGTCAATAGAAGACTTTTTATACGTGTCCATTTCCTTCTTCACCTGCTTTAACACAGCCTTTTGCCGTTTGAGAATGTTTTCTATAATCGCGGTATTATAAGCATCATGGATAAACAACTTAGGGACATGTGCAGCAAAAAAACCGTTGCCGGCTTCTGTACCCGAAATAACAGTTCCAATCGGAATATCTTGGTGATGAAACATTAGATCTTGGACCAAAAAACTTTTACCAGTATCACGGCGCCCAATGAGTACAATAACCGGGCCTTTATTTTCATCTGGACGAAAACTGATGGCTTTCATATCGAATTTCGTAAGTTCTAAATTCATGATGAATGTTTCGTTTCACCTTGTAATAAAAATGATATATATTTTTTTACGATATTTTACACGAGCGCCCGTTTAAAACCAATATAAAACTTCTATCGAACAATCATATTATTGTATTTTAGGAAAATGACAACATCAAACACATTTCAACTTCACTACAGAAAACATAAATATACTCCCGAAAAGATAGATGTAGCTTTATTATATGATATTCAAAATTATATACCGATTTACTCGAGATTTTTTGATATTAATGATACAAACTATAATGCAATTCAATTGAACCAGAAGTATTATCTGCATAATATCATCGAACATCCTACTCAAATTGTCGCTAATCATAATAGTACAAATGAAGATGGTCGCTGCAATTCCAGTCATAGTTCTCTAAATCATTTAGAAACAGTGATAGGCGACGACGATGGAAATACGACAAATGTTCCAATTTTTGTAAAATATTCACCCCTTCTTGACCCAATCCGTTATTTATCTGGAAAATATGAGACATCGGCTGGGGTGTCAAATGTATCAGGGGCGATACTTCCTAAATACAACTCAACTCTAGAAAATTGTGACGAAAAAATGCTGAATACTAATAATTCATCCTATGTAGATGGATTTTTTTCATACTTGACAAGTCGGGTTCTTCATACACATGGTATTGTCCATGGGCTGGACTATTATGGAAGCTATCTTTGCAAACAGCGCGAATTTTCAACAAACGTATTTGACGACATAGATTATTTGGCAGATTGTTCTTTTTTTAATACATATGAAAATGAACGCTTTATCATTGACTATTCTCAATTCGGTGAAGATGATACAAATATCAGCGCCAACAAATTATTGAAACTGCGAAACAAGCTAAATCCAATTATGAATGAAGAAATAGCAAGTGATGGGTTATTATCAGATAATTATTTTAATAATAAAAACCGTATAAATATTCTCGAGGATGTTCGCATATGTGATACAACATCTATTGTAACAAATGAGCTACTTCCTCCGCCAGAATTATCTGGACTATCAATAGCACCTCTCGATGTTGTCGAAATAAACATTGATGACTTCGATACGCGAACTGAATGTAACACCGACCAAGTTCATACGCCAACAATATTGCATCCGAAAAAGAACACGAGAGATAACGACGATAGTGACAGCGATACAACATCACAATCGAATTCGTCTTATACGACGATAGACGACGATAATGATGCCGAACTTGACGAAGAGGGAAATGACGACGATGATAATAATGACGACGATGATAATGATGCCGACGATAATAAATGCATATCTCAAAATGATGACAGCTCGGTCGATGGTTCGTCAATGTATTCAGATGATGATGACTATAGTGATGATGAAAAAATCATTGTTAAAATAAAAGACTTTCCAGTTCAAGCGATTTTACTTGAAAAATGTGTGAATACTCTCGACCATATTATGATGCACGATGAGCTAACAAAAGAAGAATGGACGTCGCTACTATTTCAAGTGATTATGACACTTATTATTTACCAAAAAATGTTCGCATTCACACACAATGACCTTCACACAAATAACATCATGTTTATTGAGACTACTGAAGAATTTATTTATTATCATTATGAAGGGCAATATTATAAGGTCCCCACATACGGACGCATATTCAAAATCATTGATTTCGGTCGCGCAATTTACAAGTTTCATGGCGAATTAATATGCAGTGATAGTTTTCATCCGAAAGGTGATGCGGCAACACAGTACAATTTTCCGCCCTATTATAATCCAGATAAGCCAATCGTTGAACCGAATTACAGTTTTGATTTGTGTCGTTTTGCATGCGCACTATTTGATTATTTTATTTATGACTTGCATAAAGTAGAAAAACTGTGCAAGTCCGACCCAATTATTAAGTTGGTTGTAAAATGGACGATGGATGATAAAGGTCGTAATGTATTGTATAAATCAAGTGGTGAAGAGAGATATCCTGATTTTAAATTGTACAAAATGATTTCTAGGTCAGTTCATAACCATATTCCGTCAAAAGAAATCCATAATCAGGTGTTTGATGGATTTAGAATTACATTAAAAAAATATAAGAAGCATGCGGCATTAGCTGCAAAATTCTTGAACGACGGAAAAAATACACATATATGTATTAATGTCGATACATTACCGTGTTATTGCTGATGATTTCAACGCCTTCTATTTTCGAGTATCATCACTCGGTGAGCTGGAAGTCCATTCTTGGCGATGAACTCAATATTACGCATGGTCCATCCCATACTGGAACCAGAATGCCCTGTTTCCATATTATCTTGAACCAGTGTAACAAGGCGGTCATCGCCGTGACTGAACATGAAACCGCGGTCGGCTGGTGGGCTGTATTTCGAAAGATGGGTCCAAACACTCTTCGCATCACATCGGACCTGGGGTAGTTGTCCGGCGCGAATAATCGCGCGCATTCCATCCTTTATCATATCCTCCGACCATTTGTCATTCATATAAGATAGGTCACAATCACTCACTGCATCCAATGTAAGAGGCCAGTAATCAGAAACGCTACCCGTATTAAGAGCAATAGATACGGTCTCGGGTGCGACAGTTTCGGTGGCAGCAGCAGCAACAGACATTACAACGAATGAACGAATGATACATACTGAATAATGAAAACATAACAAATCAATTTTTTATGTTTTACATTCTTGAACCCATGTTATTAGTAATTGAATAATTTGGATGTATGGTTCGTGTTATATTCTAGATTGTTATATTCTAGATAGTAGATGAATACTGTATTTTCTATTTCGATTTTTTGAATAGGGTCTTATATATATCTTATTTATCAATTCTGCTTGCTCATTTATTTTGGCTTGTGTGCGTACGATACTATAAAAATACAATGTCACAATATTACAATTTAATCCATATTTCATAACCGCGCGGTAATCTTGTCCAGAACCACACCCACGACAACCCCAAGTGACAAACTACCAGAGATAAAACCAACGAATGCAGTAATTAATGTAATTATCCATCGGCGATCGAACGATTGTGGTTTGAATAAACTATCCCAGTCACCAGTCTTATATACGACAAGTAACATTACCCCTACTACTGCTGCAATTGGAATTTCGTTAATAGCCGGGCCAAAGAATAGACATATAACTATAAATAGTAAGCTCGTAATCACAGATGAAAATTGGGTTTTCGCACCATTAAATAAGTTAAGTTTGCTTTGCCCAACCAACACGCAACCTCCAAACCCACCAGTAAATCCAGTCGCTACATTCGCAATACCTTGCACTATACTCTCTCGGAATGAATCGCCTTTTATACCAAGCGCACTCTCTGTATCTCTCACCATAATAAGTGATTCTAATAGCCCAGTAAATGCCATTGCGGCTGAAAATGGCAACATTTTAAACAACGTATCAACATCATACTTTATTTTAGTTGGAGAAATACCATCTAATGAAATAAGCGATGGTAAATCTGAATTTATTTCACCAATATCTTTTACACGGTCAATATTGTAATACTTTGTAAAGATAAATATAAATCCCGTAATTGCAAACATGGATACAAGTCCTCCAGGAATATGAATGTTTTGGTCTTTGCTATGTGTTATTTTAATAACTCCAAAAAATGCAATCAATGTGGAAATAATCGTGAATAATGACGTATTCGCTAATTTCAAACCTGTAATCCATTTGTGTTCCTTATCTTTGAAATTATCAAGTTGATGAATTGCAATAAGACCGGCCAATGCTACCAAAAACCCAGACATAATATATTTTGGAACATAAGTTACATATTTGTATAACCCAGTAACAGCAGCTAAAATCTGCATGACACCACCAATAATTACCGTTGGAATAATATATTCCTTTCCGAGAATTGTTGAAACACCGGCAATAGAAGTTGCAACAGCAGCAGTAGAACCGGATATCATCGTTGGCATTCCTCCAAATAATGAAGTGATGAGAGACATTATCATGGTATTTTGTAGTCCTGTATTTGGAGACAATCCCATAATAAAAGCGAATGCAATTGACTCAGGAATAAGTAATAATGCGATTGTAAGACCCGAGAGAAATTCGTTGATGAGTTGTGTAGGTGATATATCCGCTATCACACTCATTTAATGTATAATGTATGCGAGAGAATATATCTGGTTATATTATATAATATTACAAATATTATTCATTGCAATATGTCTTTTGCTCATTCTGTCTCTATATTAGCACCGATTGTTAATTGCATACAACTATTTCCTCAATTATACAAAACATATCAAACCAAACATGTGGAAGATTTGTCACTTTATTCGTTATTCTTACTACTATTAACCAGTACTCTTTGGTTATTTCATGGCTATTTCATTCAGGATACATCACTTATGGTTGCTGGTATTATAAGTGTTACGGTAAATGTTACGCTTTTATTCTTATTTTTTAAATATCATCGTTTCTAATCGATATAAACACAACCCTAGTTATTTATCTATTGGTATTGTATAACGAACATTGTCGATACAAATAATGACGACACCAAAAAAACAACGCGATGTAATTACGATTGATGGTGTAACATATGACATAACCGAATTCAAACATCCTGGCGGAAATATCATAAATTATGCAAAAAATACAGCTGATTCGACTGAAATATTTAATGAATTTCATTTTCGTTCATCAAAGGCGAAAAAAGTTCTTCATTCACTTCCTCATTATAATGACGGACCTGAGAAATCCGGTGATGGCCTTCATCCAGAAATTCAACTAACACAACGCGAAACAGATATGACAACAGATTTTCGAGAGATGCGGACAACTCTTATTCAACAAGGGTGTTTTGAACCGGATTATATTCACGTGTATTTTCGATTATTGGAACTCGCATTTTATTTCAGTGTAGGAACCTGGATGGCTTCTTATAACATTTATCTCTCGGTTCTCTCATTTATTGCATTTAAAACGCGGTGTGGATGGGTGCAACATGAATGCGGACATCTTAGTTTTACGGGTATTCGGCGATTAGACCGCGCAATTCAAACTATTACAATGTGTTTTGGTGATGGCGTGAGTTCAAGTGTATGGAATACAATGCATCAAAAACACCACGCAACTCCTCAGAAGGTGAAGCATGACATTGACTTGGATACAACACCATTCGTTGCTTTTTTTAATAGAGCATTCGAAGAAAACACAAATGGTAAGGTGGCGTCGCGATTTATGAACCGGTGGTGGATGCGTCTTCAAGCCTGGACGTTTCTTCCTATCGTAAATGGTATAATTGTTCATCTATTTTGGACATATTATCTTCATCCAAAGAAGGTAGTTCATCGTTTATGTACAACTAAGACGAGAGAACAGCGAGTTGAAACCACATTTGAACTTCTATGTATGTTATTCTCACATATATCTATTCCTTTCATCATTTCTAGTTATGCAGGCTATGGAATTATATACTCGTATTTTCTGCTTATGGTAATAAATTTCTGGAATTTCATATATCTATTTGGTCATTTCTCTCTGTCGCACACATTTACAGACGTTATACCGGAGGATAAACATCTTTTATGGTTTGAATATGCGCTTCATCATAGTGTGAATATCTCTACCAAATCACAACTAGTTAGTTGGATTATGGGGTATCTTAATTTTCAAATCGAGCATCACCTGTTTCCGTCAATGCCTCAGTATAAAAATGCAGTTGCGGCACCATACGTTCGCCGATTTTGCGAGAAATGGGCATCAGAATTGAAATACACAGAA